AAGGTATGCCAGTTGAGGTAGAAGTAACTAGAAGTCAGCCGTTACAAGAAATATATAATATGATGAATCAAAAAACATCAGATGAAATAAGACAAGACTATCAAGAAATTGCTAGAAGTTTAGAAAGTTACATGCCTGATTCATTAAAAAATAGTAACAGTAATTTATTAGGCAATTTAAATCATAGTGCAGTTATAGATGGATTAATTGAATCGACTGGTTTGCTTGATGGTGGCAATATTCCAGATGAGTTAAGGCATCTTACAGATTACTTGTTTAGAGGCTACAGCACTAATAAAGATAACTTAGATATAAATGAATTTTATGATGAGTATGAGTTATTTCTTAAAGATTATTTAAACCAAGAGTATGTAGAATCTAATGGAAATATATTAGAGTTTACAAATAATGGACCAAAAAGTTTTACTAGAACTAGGCATGGGTTAGAAAAGTATTTTAATTCACCAGAGAAATATAATGCTGCTGTTGAATATATAAATGATTTGTTGCCTGAAGGTTTTGTATTTGACCCTGAAACAGTTATGAGTGATAGTTTTATGAAAACTTATGGTGACCCAAGAGCAATACAAGACCCAGTTACTTTTACATCTACTAAAGAACAAAAACTTTACGAAGCACTTAGGGCATCATCTGCAGCAAATAAAGGTACAGCTCTTGTTCAAGATTTAGACGGAGGTAGAGTTGTTCTTGTTGCTTATCCTACAGCATCAGCACAAGAAACAGTCTACCAAGCTTTTGTTAATAAAAATGGTAGGTTAGTTCCAGTAAATATTCTTGATAGAGAAAATGTAGAAGCTCCATTAGTTTTTTCTGCTCAAAGTTTAAATAATGCGTTAGCACAAGATGGCGTACTTGATGCACAGTTTAAGGAAAATATAATTAAATTAAGAGAAGAAAGACGAGCTTTAATAGAGAAATTCCAACGCAATGTCCAAGACTAATTTTTTACTTGATATAAATTACTATCCAACTGGCATGTCAGAAATTGGAGAGTTTGTTCCTAATGAAAATATATCTCCTACATTTTGGCAAACAACTCAAGCTCAATTAGGTTTTAATTACGACAGCCAAATAGAAGCATTCAAAGAAGATTTGCAGTTTGATACTAAAGGTATTGCTCGACCTTTCACATACTATTTTGGATTAGGTCAGGTAGATTCTATGGCTCTTGCTACTGGAGCTATAGATGAAGATGAGTATAATACTATTCAAGAAGATATAAAGAATGCTCCTCCAGTTCCTTTTGACCCTGACTTCGACCCCTTTGCTCCTGAGTTAATAGCTGGATATGAAGAACATGCTGATTATTTTGCTGACTCTAAAAACTTAGAGCATTTTAATTTTAAGAAAAGAGTAATGGATGAGAATATTAAACGCAGAGAAATAATAAGGTTTTCTGGTTTCTTCCAAAATTTAGGTGCTGCTTTCTTTGACCCAATTAATTTTATAGCCTTACCATTTGGAGGTCCAACTGTTGGTATACTTAGGTCAGCAGTAAGAGTTGGTGCTGGAACTGGAGTTATTGTTGCTGCACAAGAAGCTACTCGATATCCATTTGACCCATTAGCAACTCCTGGAGAAGTTGCAGCTAGTGTTGGAACTGCTACTGTATTTGGTGGTGTACTTGGTGGTTTTATTGGAATGCCAAGAACTTTACAAGCAAGAAGAATAAGAAAAACATCAGATGAATTTATTAAAAATGTAAGACGTAATAATGAGCAAGTTGATTTTGCAACACATGCTGTGGCTAAACATCAGATAAATGATACTGGTCCTCGACCTATTGGAGATGTTCTAGCACCTTATAGTAAGGCTCAAGTAGATGATGTATTAAAAGAAGCTTCTGAGTTATCTTCTGGTATTCGTATGCGTAAAGATTTATTAAGAGGTAATAGAGCTGCTCTTGAAAGAATGGCTAGAGACTCTGGAGATACCTTAGAAGATTTTACAGATAGACTTAAATCAGAGATTACTGACCTTGTTCAAAGGCAAAAAGAAAACTCTTTAGCTCAAAGACAAAAGATATTTAAAGATTCAAGAAAGTTAGCAGAAGGAAAAATATCTGAAATTAAACTGGGAGGGAAAGTATTTAAATCTGATGAGATAGAAGGTTTGGCAAATCGTGACCAACTTATGGGAAATAAAGTTAATTATGATAAAGCTATTCCTCAACTGAAAAAAACATTTACAAGAATAAAAACAAAACTAGATAAAGCAAAAAAACAAGTTAAAAAAATAGAATCGTTTATTAAAGACAAAGGTTATTCAGACCCTAATCAACAGCAACCATTATTGTTTGGTGTTAATAAAGATGAAAAGTTTAATGCAGTAGATTCTCTTCATAGAAAACAATTAAAAGAATACATAAATAAAGCTACGCAAAACAATAAAGAAGTAAATACTCTTGAAGGTTCTCTTGCAGCAACAGAAAAAAGAATAGAAGAATTATCTGTTCGTCAAGCTGATAATGATGTTGCTTTAAGAAACAGACGGAAAGCATTAGATGCAGAGCATCAAGGTTTAAATATTGATTCTAATGTTTTTCTTGATAGCCCTTTGTTTAGATTTGTTGCTACCCCTATTAAAGATTTATTATTTGATAAGACTGCTACTGGAACTGCAAAGTATTCTTTATTAAAGATAGGTCATGATAGTGGAATAAATTTAGAAATGTTAAAACGAGGAATAAAACTTGGTTCAAGTATTTTTCAAAGAAAGAAAACTCATGACGGAAAGATATATGATTTCTATTTAACAATGAGAAGTTTTTACTTACGAAGCGTAGGTATGAGTGACTTAAAAGCTGGTGGTTTGTTTTCTATGGAACAAATTGAATGGCAAAAATTATATCAAGGTGCATCAAGAAGAATGGGTGGTGGCTATCAAAAGGGTGAGCAAGAGTTTATGCACGACGTAGCTATCAAATATATGAAAGAAGAAAAAGGTAGCACAGAGTTTGAGCAAGCAGCCATTGATTATATGAAGAAAGTATTTAAAGATGAAAGGCTTGAAAAAGAAGGTGTTGGTTTATTAGGTGGTACTGACTTTTACAAAAGCCAGATTGAGCATAAGAAATTAGATGCTGAAGCTCGAACTGCTAGTAGAGATAAATATGTTAAAGAGCTAGAAACCTTAGAGCATTACTCTAATCCTAAACTTGGAACAGCAGAAGACGATTATCTTTATCATGGATTTAATTTAAAAAGTATTCTTGATGACCCAAGTGATGCGAGTAAAACTCTTGATGATTTTATAGATGCGAATGGGACTCTTACTCTTAAACAAACTGGTGATGATTTAATAGGTGCAAAGCAAGTTGGGGTTTCAATGTCAGACAATTTTGCTGGTGCAAGAGAGTATACATCTGTAAGAAATAAAATATTACAATCAACTAATCGAAAAGCTATTGGTGATGAAAACTCTTTTGTAATTCAAATAAAAAAGTCTGCATTAAAAAGATACACACAAAAAAAAGAAACAATGGGTGAGGTTGTTGTAAGTGGTAAAGGTGAAATTAAAATAAAAAAAGGTGACTACGAAGTTTTTAACTTTAAAAGTAAAGCAGCACAAAAAGCTAGAGAAGAAGGCTATGTTTCAAACTACCTACCTTTTCTCGACAAACTTCCAAGAAACTGGGAACAAAGAATCCCATTACTTAAGTCTTATATAAAAAGTTATGATGAAAGAATAGCAGAGCTTAGAGGCAATATATCAGATTTGATAGAAAAAGTTAAAAGTGCAGATGAAATAAAAGCGTTAGGAAAAGAATATGTAGATGACAATTTTTTCCCTAGAAACTTTAACCCTCAAACAATAAGACAAAACAGAGATGAATTTGTCAACCTTCTCACCACAGAGTTAATGAAAACAAAGTATAGATTTAACACTAAGAATCAGGCAAGAAAAGGAAATATGAGTGAGGTTGATGCTCGGAAGTTAGCAGAGCAAACAACAAAAAGAATATTGCATGAAGAAGAAGTTCCAGTAGACCAGATATATGTAGGCAAAGGTATATCAAAACATTTACAAGGTAGAGTCTTAGACATTCCAAATAGTAAGCTACTCAAATTTATACATACGAATCCATTAGCTGTTTATAAAAAGTACGTTCAGTCTACTTCTGGTATGGTTGAGTTTAAAAGAGAGTTTGGAATATTTAAAACTATAGAGGATGTTAGAGATGATATATTTGATTCTGCTTTTGAAGCTGGACATTCTATAGCAGATGCACAACGTCATTTTATGCAAGTTAGATTTATGTACGATAGAGTTGTTACTGGCAGACTGCATGAGAATCCGTATACACTATCAAAAAAGATGGTTAATCTTGCAAGAACTGGAGCGCAATTAAATTTTCTTGGGAGTGTTGCTTACTCAACAATGGCAGAGCCAGCTGTAATTATGATGAATCATGGTATTGGCAGAACTATGTATGGATTGTTGCAAGTTTTTTTCAATCCAAAATTGAGAGCTACTATTCCAAATATAGGTAAATCTGGTGAGGCTATTGATTTAACTTTAGGTTCTACAAATAATAGATTTGTAAGTGAAATGCAGTTTAATTCTATGGGCGACCATTTCTTAGATAAAACTAAAAATACATTTTATATTATGAATGGTCTTTCTATTATTACTACTGCTCTTAAAAGATTAGATGGCATACTTAGAACTGACCACTATATTCAAGCAGCGAATAGATGGGCTAAAGGTGAAGCTTCTGAGTTTGATAAACAATATTTGTTAAGGTACAACATAAATAAAGCTGATGCTGATAAGATTGGGAAACTGGTTGATGAGGGGAAAATATCTAAACATCAAGAAGGTAACAATGGTTTATTCATGGCTGATTTTGAAAACTGGGGTGATGAGATATTAGTTGATAACTTTAAATCTTCTTTATCTAGTGGAATTTTAAATACTATTTTAATGGGGACTCCAGCAGACAAACCAAAAATTGTTGATGGGTTGGTTTTTCTTAGAACTTCTACTGTTAGCAAAGCTGGATTAGGTGGTTTATTTAAAGAAAGTAAAGATTATCCTGGATATGTTAAGTTTGATATACCGATATTAGGATTGCCTTTCCAATTTTTCTCTTATTCTTTTGCTGCTTTAAACAAAGTTACTGCTAGTATTGCTCAAGGCAATGTAAAGAGTAGAGTATTAGCTCCGCTTATTGGAGTTGGTTTGGCTTACTTTTCTTTAAGCTTACGAAAACCTGATTATGTTTGGGATAATATGTCCTTTCAAGATAAGATGGCTCAATCTTTTGAGTATTCTGGTATGGCTGCAATTTATATGGATTTATTTTATGAATCAATGCACACAATACTAGCTGTAAATGGTACTAATATTACTGGTGGATTTCTTAGCCCTAAATATAAAGATACTCCACATGAAGCACTTATCGGAATTACTGGTGCTGGTCCAAGTTATGTAACAAGTGTAGCTCATGCTGTTCATGAAATGTTAATGGGTGATTTTGGAAAAGGTGCTGGTGATATAGCTAAATTATTTCCGTTTGCTGGCATTCCGTATATTAAAAATCATGTAAAGGATGCTGCTTATGTACTTGACGATACGTTTGACTAAAATAAAAAAAGAAAGTAGAGTTTCGATATGACCATATCTGTATCAAATAATACCCCAAGAGTTTCTTATGCTGTTTCTCAAGGTGCAACTACAACTTCATTTACAGTAAACTTTGAGTTTTTTGCTGAAGCTGATTTAAATGTTTATGTAGATGACACGCTAAAAACACTAACAACTCATTACTCTGTATCAGGTGGAAATGGCTCTACTGGTACAGTTTCAATGTCTGTTACTGGTGCTACTGGTGGCTCGACTGTAGTGATAACAAGAGACATAGCCCTTGAGAGAACTACTGACTTTCCTAGTCAGGGTGCATTTAATATATCTTCTCTCAACACAGAGCTAGATAAACTGGTTGCGATTGATGCTGACGTTGATGATACAATCGGAAGGTCAATACGATTACAAGATTCTGATTCTGCTGTGTCTATGGAGCTACCTCTTAAAGCAGCAAGAGTAGGTACTGTATTAGGGTTTAATGCTACTACTGGTGCTGCCGAAGCTGGACCAACTATTGCTAACGTAAATTCATTGAGTGCAATAACTGCAAATATTAATACTGTTGCTGGAATTTCTGCTAACGTAACTACTGTAGCTGGTATACAAGCTAACGTAACAACAGTTGCCGGAATATCATCAGCAGTTTCTAGTGTAGCTGGAGTTGCTTCATTAATAACATCAGACTTTGTATCTGATTTAAATACACTAGCAACAAGTGCAATCGTTGCAGACCTAAATATCTTAGCGACCACAGATGTAGTTAGCGACTTAAACACTCTTGCTACAAGTGACATTGTTGCTGACTTAAACAAACTAGCTACAGATGATATAGTTAGCGACCTTAATACATTAGCGACATCTGCCATTGTGGAAGACTTAAATCTCCTTGCCACAAGTACAGTAATTGCAGACATGGCTTCACTTGCTGGGTCAGGAGGAAGTCCAAACATAACTGCTCTTACTGCTTCTGGTGTAATAACTGGTGCAACTCTTGAAGCTACTGGTGATACGTCTGCTGGAGATAATGCTGCAATAGGTTATACAAGTGCAGAAGGATTGATACTAACTGGTCAAGGTTCTACTAATGATGTAACGATAAAGAATGATGCTGATAATGATGTTATTGAGATTCCTACTGGCACAACAAATGTTACTATTGCTGGAAACTTAGGAGTAGGAGGAACAGTAACTGGTACGGGAACTTCTGTATTTGCAGATTTAGATATCTCTGGTGATGTAGATGTTGATGGAACATTAGAAGCTGATGCTATGACATTAAATGGTACTGCTATTACAACAACAGCAACGCTATCAACTGGTATATCAAATGGAAATGTTCTGGTAGCAAATGCTAGTGTTGTTGATAATGATTTTTTAAAAGTAGATGGCACATCTATTGAGGGTCGTTCCGCTTCAGAACTATTAAGTGACATTGGAGGCACTACTGAAGCAACAGCAGAAGCCAATAGTGTTGCACTTGCAATTGCCTTAGGATGATAAAGGAGATTTAATATGGCAAATACATTTAAAGTTGTGAGTCATGATGTAATGCCAGCAAGTGCTGGTACTCCAGAAGACTTGTATACAACTCCAGGTAGTACAACGACAGTAGTGTTAGGATTAGTATTGTGTAACGTACATACTGCTCAAGTTACAGCAGATGTAAAGTTAGTTTCAGATACAAGTGGAGGTGGTCGAACAGCTACCAACACAACCACATTCTTAGCTAACGATATTCCACTTGCAGTAGGACAAAGCACAAGTGTTTTAATGGGAGCAAAGATTGTTTTGGAGACTACAGATAAGATACAGATTGATTGCTCTGTAGCTGACAAGCTCTCCGTTACAATGAGTATTATGGAGATTACATAATGGGTGAACATAATTTAGGTAAAGATGCAACTGCTACTTCGTATGAGCCAGTTATAAGACAAGTAGAAAACACAGTAGCTACTTCACTCACAATAGATGCAAGTAACAATGCCGTATCGCCTGGTCCCATTACAATCGGAACGGCTGCAACCGTGACGGTCAGCGGTGTTTGGGTGATAGTATGAGTAAGCTACAAGTAGATACAATCGAGGGGAAAACAACTGCTGGAACTGTGGCTATGCCTAGTGGTTCTGTTATTCAAGTTGTTCAAGGAACTCGTTATGGTTCAAATGATATTACAAGTACGTCATTTGTTGCTACTGACCTTAGTGTTGATATAACGCCAAAATTTTCTACAAGTAAAATTCTTATTACTTGTACTTTTTGTTCTGATTTAGGTGGAGGTGGTGGTCAAATATACGGAACTATTTATAGAGATAGCACAAGACTTGATACACAAACAAGTTTAGGTGGTCATGCTTCAAGTGCTGGCTTTCACACAAATTACTCTACTGCACGAATTATTTTTGATGGGTCTATGCAATTTTTAGATTCTCCAGCTTCAAGCTCACAAATTACTTATAAGATGTATGGTAAATCTGTTACTGGAAGCACTGTTACATTAAATGCACAAAGTATATTAAATAGAATAGTTGCAGAGGAGATAGCCCAATGACAAGCACTCTCAAAGTAGATACCATACAGGGTAAGACCACAGCAGGAACAGTGGCTATGCCAGCTGGTCATGTGATACAGACACAAACAGCAAGTCATTTTACTCAATTAGCGACTAATTCAACGTCTTACGTAACGTCTGGTCATTCTGTATCAATAACACCCAAGTTTTCAACAAGTAGACTTTTTTTCTACAACTCAAGTAATTGTTTTTTCTATTCTGGTTCTGGGGGAAGTTATAATACAACAAACTTTCATTTACAAAAAGCCGTATCTGGTGGTTCAACAGCTTATGTAAATAGTAATGATTGGCTTTATCAAGCAAACGCTGGTGAATCAAATCAAAATAAAAATGTAAGTTTTACATATACGGAAATTGCTGGAACAACGAGTGCTATTACTTATACTTTATTTTTAAAATCAGTAGGGAATGATGACACTACTTGGAATGAGGGTGCGTATTCTTTGGCAGTTTTTACAGTACAGGAGGTATCAGTATGACAACAATAACAGCGGTGGAGATAAAACAATGATAACAATAGCAAACGCATTATCGAGTTTAGGAATTAAGGAGTGGGTTCTTAGAGGAGAGCCTACAACCGAAGATGAGTTTAACGCAATGTTTCGTAAGGTTACTGGAGCAGATAGCAGTGGTTCAGCTATAGAAAGCTCAACACCTTCTGACTTTGGAACAACATGGAAAGCTGTGTCTGATAAAAAGAAAGAGTTGGAAGATGCAGAGCCTATGCGATTGCTTAGAGTTGAAAGAGATAGATTACTTGCCGAGACAGACTGGATGGCTAATTCAGATGTAACTCTTGCTAGTAATTGGAAAACCTATCGACAATCATTGAGGGATTTACCAGCAAGTGCAAAGCCAAAACTATCTAGTGATGGGTCATTGGATATGTCGAGTGTAACCTTTCCAACAAAACCATCATAGGAGTAAGACATGGTTTCAAAATTAGAAGTAGATACGATTGCTCATTCTGGTGGCACGAGTGCCATGACGATTGATAGTAGTGGTAGGGTTCTTACACCTACAAGACCCATGTTTTCAGTAAAAGCTACACAAACA